ATGGGTAAACAAGCAGCAATGGATGTTTACTGCACTGGACGCATTGGTATTGGCAACCTAGATTCAATTGCTATGATGCGAGAAGAGGATCAATTTGCAACTTTGAATGTTGCAATGCAATACTCTGGTCTTTTGAATGCTGGTATTGGTAAAATTCAAAGTCAAATCCAACCAGAGTTGGATAAGATGATGATGAATGGATCTGCTCCTCGCATTCCAACATTTGATAATATTGAGGACAGTCTCAATATTCAACTATTTGATAAATTGAAAGGATCTAATAATGGACACAAGAGTATTCAGTCTTCCAGTCAATCCGAAACTCAGTGAAGAGTTTGTTAATGAGACTTTTCTACCTTTCCTAAAAAAATATAGAGATTATATATTTGATCTCTATTTTACATGCCGCATCCCCCCATTCATGCAAGATGCAATGGGGGATTGTTTTCAGATAGATGAGATCGTAGGAACGTCTGCGTTGTATATTTCAGCGCAATCAGATATTCCTTTGTCTGCAACATTTAATAATTTATATGTAAGACCTGATCAAAATAATCTAGATACTTGGATCAAAAGTTTTAAACCGTACTATGATGCTGGTGTAAGAGTTGTAACTCTACCTCATACTACATGGGTTTCTACTGGTCAGATTCAAAAAGAATATCCAGAACTTTTTATCAAGAACACTATTCTTCGTGAAGTAACTAGAGCAAATGAAGTAGTTTCTTTAGCAAAGGCAGGATTTCATTACGTCAATCTCGATAGAGATTTGATGAGAGATCAACAGCAACTAAAAGAAATTAAGAGAGCAAAAGAATATTGTGAGCGTATTGGCAAACCAATAAAACTTTCTATGTTGGTCAATGAAACATGTTGGGGTGGTTGCCCTATCATGCCTGAGCATTATCATTACAATAGCACTAGAACTGGAGATGATCCAATTTTCTTTGCCAGTGCTATCAGTAGGGTGTCATGTTCTACCTGGGATGCAGAACATCCAGAACATGATTTGAAGCAAGCAAATCTTCCTCCATGGAAAAGAGACTGGGAGGAGATGTTAGATCTTGGCATCGATGTATTCAAACTGCATGGAAGAGAAAGTGCCATGCGTTTACAGGAAAGTATGGACCTCATCGAAAGATGGGCAAACAATGAAGAGTACATGTTCCCTGAGTATAAAAAATATCAGGCAGAACTGCAGATGAAAGAATCTCCTATTAACATGTGGAGAGAGAAAATTAAGACTTGTAAGTTTGATTGTTGGGACTGTAATTACTGTGAAGCAGTTGTAGATTCTCATATGAAGAAAGCAGATCTACATGTACATCCACATGTGGAAACTTGCATTGATGCTTTTGAAAACTCTGGTAAGTATCTTTCTAACCATACATCTGCACCAGTTCCTGGATTAACTTCTCCTAGAGTTAGACACTTCCTCAACAATATATGCTCACAGGAAGGTGCAGTCTATCTTGAGGTTGGTGTGTTTGCAGGATCTACTTTCTGTGCAGCAATTGAAAATAATGATATGGTTGCAGCATATGCAAATGATAACTGGTCTGAACCAAATCTACAACCAGCAAGAGAAGATTTAGAAATTGAAGTAACAGGTGATATGGATACCTTCGTATCTAATGTAGAAAGAGTTTCTTCCAATTTAGATTTTGATATTAGTATTCTTGATGGGGATGCCGAATCTTTAGATCAATCAAATTTCCAACACAAAATTAACGTTATTTTTTATGATGGCGATAATGATCCAAGCGCAATGTGGAGGTTTTATGAGAGGATGGAGTTATTCACCGATAATGTGTTTACTCTGATCGTGGATGATGCCAACATAGAACAAGTAGTAAAAACCACTAAAGACTTTGTAAATTCAAAAAGTTGGAAACTCTTGTATGAGAGAGAGTTATTGAACAATCAAGAAGATGAAAATATGTGGTGGAACGGACTATACGTTCTAGTTTTATCTAAATAGATATGAGAAAAAGTATACGTAGACATCATGTCCACAATTAATGCGTCAACTTTTGCGGCTGGTAATGCAAAGCTGACATCAACTGGTTTTAAACTTCCTGCATACGCCTCTGGATCTAGACCAAGTGGAGTTGAACAGGGTACCATGATCCTGAACTCAGATAATGGTAAAATTGAGTTGTGGAATGGAAGTAGTTGGGTTGTTATTGGTGGTGGTTTGGCAGATGGTGAATCTGAAGATAGAGCGTTTGCAAACCTTTCAGATCTTCCAGGTGGTCAATCTGGTATCAAGAGACTGTATACTACTCTGAATAATCAGGTAGCACCATTCCAGATTGCAGTTAACTTTGATGTTTCTGGTGGACCTTATTATATGGCAAGTTTTATTATGCCAGAATCGGTTGCTTGGAATACAGATTCAGTTAACCAAGTAGTTGCAAAAGGTGTTTATAACAATAACAACAATACGCAAAGTTCTACTACTAGACCAGCTAGAACTGGTAACATGCCATATAGAGGTTCTTCTGTAAGGATTGGTGAGGTATATACTCAAAATTATATTAATAATGTCTCCAATGCTAATGATAGAGGTTGGTATACTGGTGGTGCTGGATATAATACTGGATGGTTAGGAATTAGTTACTTCAATCATGCAACTGAATCTGCATTCACCCAGGCACAAGTTACGGCACTGAGATCTATTTGTACTCAGATGGCACCCCAAACTCCACACACTGCTATGGAGGTTGATTCTCAAGGATTGGGATCTCAAACAAACTGGTATGGTAGTGACTTCAATGGCAACATTGGTGGTCATGCAAACTGGATTAGAGATGCATCCAACAATATTATTAGATCAACACCATCAGAAAACAGATCCGATGAAAGAGGTGTATGTTGGTTCTGGAGACCTGGTTTTTATCAAGCATCATTGTTTGGTGGTGGTAGTTTTGACTATAGTCCAGGTAATGCTAATAGTCCAAACATCAATAATGGATTACCAGCATCATTTATCTTCCCCAAAGATATTAAGTTTAGTGGAACGACTGGTGGAGGATCTGCTTTTGGCACAGCATACCACGTTGATAGTGGTTTCACCAATGTATACAATTCTAGAAACTATTTCTTAGCGAAGTAGTGCTATAATATTAGAAACAAAATTTGTCATGTCTGAAAATTTTATCATGGAGGTTCCTAAAGCCTTCAGTAAAAAGTTTTGCTTGAGACTTATCAATAGATTTGAGAAAAATTCACAGCAACATACAAAAGGAATTATTAGTAAAGCATCAACAGGTGAGAAGTCTGTTGATCTAACTGCAAAAGATGATACTGAGATTCAGTTTGATCCATCTTTTATGAATACTGATTGGGCAGATGATTTAGGAATCATCATGAAACAAGTAGATGCAAATCTTAGAAAGTATGTTGAGAGATATAGTTTTATTGATGAACATACTCAAAAAGATTGTGGTTTGAAAGGTATCGCAGATCTTGCATTAGAAGGTGGATTTAATATGCAACGTTTCGACCCAGGTAAAGGATTTTTTACTTGGCACACTGAAACCAGTTCGGACAGCAATTCTTTTCGTCAAATTGTGTGGATGATATATCTTAATGATATTAAAGAGAGGGGTGGAACTCTTTTCAAATATCAAGATCTTAGAGTTGCACCTGAGGTGGGAAAAATGTTAATCTGGCCAGCAGGTTGGACACATTTTCACAAATCAGAAGTTGCACCCAAAGAAACCAAATATATAATTACAGGGTGGTATCAATATAAACCTGAACAAACTCCACCGCCACAACCTGCCATTATGGTGGGATAAATACCTCAGTTGTTATTAAAAACTATGACTACAGAAGAAATGGTGAAGGACTTCACCGATCAGTTGAAAGAACAGAAGGCAACAATCGTTGAATTGGAATCTGCACTGAAGACCAGAAAGGAGCAAGTGCTTCGATTGGAGGGTGCAGTAGAAGCACTTAACATGACAATCAAGGCAGCAGAAGATGACGCTAAAGAAGTCGAGTGAACTACGTCAACAGGAGCACGTTAACTCCACACAGATAGCAGTTCCTTTCGATGGAACTGCAGAGACGTGCCCATATAAAACTGGTGATGAATATCAAGGTAGACCAATTGTTGCGATTGGATTTACTAAGAACCTCTATGGTCATCACTACCATTTAATTGTTGAGCGGGACAAAACTCATCTGAGAACAAAGTTTGTCTTTGATGACAAGCACGATCTCAAGTTTACTAAACCAGTCGAAA